GGGTAATCCATTCTAAGAGCAACTGCTTCTTTTGGATTATCTTTAGTTGTGACTTCATAAAGGTCGCAAATAACATCTTCACCGCCTTTTAGTCTTACGATTCTTACGCTCATAACTTCTCCTTTCGATTTCTGTAATTGATTGTTTGATAATGTCTTTAAGGATTCTATCCTCATTTACATTTTTTTGTTCTGCAATAGGACGGACGTGTCGCATTATCTCATCAGTATAAGATGAAGGCACCTCAACTGTCAAGAGGTCTGATTCCCCGCCATAGTTATTCGGTTTTAAATTTACATAAACATTCATGATAACTCCAAATAAAAAGAGACCCTCAGGTCTCTTTGATTATATTTTATATATAACCGCTATTCCTTAGGACGTAAAGTGATGTCACCTTTAACATCAATAACGTACTCAGGAGCTTCTGGATTATTTAAACCTTTGATAATAAGATTCATAGTATCATTTAAATGATCTATCTTAGTTTCAATTGCTGCTAATCTATTAATCCATTCAGGATCAGTTTCAGGTATCAAAGGAGCATCTAAATTCTCAAGACTTTCAGCCATTTTATAAAAAGTATACTTGTATTATATATGCTATTCACTGATACGTTCGACAGCAGCACGAGACTTCTCAAGTATATCACCTCTCAGTGGTACATAACCAAGTCTAGATGCCTTCTCTTGATACTCAGTACTGAGTAATCTTGATAGGGTTGTCTTTACTGCTTCTGTCTTACGACCATTACCAGTTTCATAAGCAAGTATCCATGTCAGAGTAGCAATAGGATATGCTCCCTTTGCAGTTGGGTTTGGATTAACACCTGCTAGATTCTCATCTAATACAATAGCATTAAGTGTTATTGCACCTGCCTCAACAGATGGTTTAACAAACTCACCACTCTTATTCTGTAGTGCAGCAGCAACTACTTCACCTTTAATATAGGACTGATTAACATATCCAATAGAACCAGGTGTATTTTTAATAGCACCAGCAACACCAGCATTACCTTTAGCACCAATACCTACTTGCCATGATACTGCTTTACCAACACCCAACTTCCATTTGTTACTGAATGAACTCATGGAATTTGTAAATGCTGCTGTAGTACCAGATCCATCAGACCTGTATACCCAAGTAATTTTCTGATCATCACATCCTACTTGAGACCAATTGTTGATCTCACCAATAGCAAGTTGAACTGCTTGCTCTTGTGTTAGTTTTAAATCACAACCAGGATTATTATAACCAAAGGCAATAGTGCCTCCTGTCATAGGTATCTGGACTAATCCTCGTTTTGCTTTGTCTATATCAACTTGCTTCATTGGATCATCGGATGCTCCGAAGTCCACTGTTTCATCGAGGAATGCTTTTCGACCTGAACCACTACCGATTGCTTGGTAGTTTACTCTATGACCTCCTGACTTTGCGTAGTCAGAGAACCATCTACTGTATATCTTAGATGGAAAAGAAGCACCTGCTCCACTAAGTCTTGTTCGTGCCTCGGCACAACCAGGTATTAGTGTAGCAAGTGCTGCTAATGCAATAAGCCTTTTCATTAGGATCCGCTTAATGGGCTCTTTATATAGAGCAGTTTAAACTGATCTTAATCTCCTGTCAAGTAATCCTTACGTGTATGATGTTCGGGTACTACTTTTCCCAGTTCCACGGTAAGGAGTCCGTCGGCAAATACGACCTGTCGAACTTCGCAATCTTCGCTGAGTTGCCAAGAGCGTTTGAATGAACGTTGTGCCAATCCCCTGTGCCTATACTCTGCATCTGTTTCCTTATCTTCCTTGATGCCTTCAACATGTAATTTTCCAAACTCTGTGAAGACTTTGACCTCTTCCTTCTTGAAGCCTGCCAATGCGACTTCCAATCTCGACTCATGATTATTCAACTGCACCAAATTATATGGTGGGTAATTAGAATGGGATTCAGTCTCCCAAAATCTATTTAGATATTCATCCATGCCTATGCCGTTACGAGTAATCTTCTCCATGAGTTCAGGAAGATTTGCAGCATGGTATCTTGCTAGTGTAGTCATTTGTTTTCTCCTTATTAAGCGAGTGTGAATTGTGTCCCTTTCGGCGACATAACTATTTAACCACATATAGAGAAATTCTTAAATGGTATATGCCGTACCATTTTTGTGGGGTTATAAACACCTATATACTTGTAGGTAAAAATGTCTGGAAGCATGAAAAAATTACTACCAATTATTATGCTCTTGGGTTTAGCACCTATGTCTGCTCGTGCAGATATAACATCACGTATGACTTCTAGTGTTCAGCTTACAGTTAATGCTGCTGCAACACAAATGCAGAGAGTAGGAAATTCTTATAGTATCTCTGGTAATAACGTTGATACAACTGATGGTACAACAGCTAATACAGTTAGTGCTGGTGCTATAAGTAGTGGTATCTATGGACCTGGTACTATTTCAGTCACACAGGATGATCCAGGTGAGGCGTTCAGCTTCTCAACTTCATTCATCCAAGGTGATGCGATTGATACAACTGGACCAGATATCGGAGATGTTTCGGCATACTCCAATCAGCTTTCAACTGCTGCTGGAACTGCTGGAAACTTGGCTGGAACTGTAA